ATGTTTTGTGATCAGCTTGACAAGTTTAAAGTGCGTGGAGAATTTGGTCGAGGTGATGAAAGGCTGAAGGAAATTTACATAAATGCTAGAGAGATAGCTAAACGTAATAACCTTTTGTTGTGGGCAGTTTCCCAAGCAAGCTATGAAGCACATGATCGACCATTTATAGATTATGCCATGTTGGACAACAGCAAGACAGGTAAAGCTGGTGAAGCTGACATGATTATAGGTATAGGTAAGACAGGTTCAAGTGAAGTAGAAAATAATGTACGTCATATCTGTATATCTAAAAATAAAATTAATGGGTGGCATGGCATGATCAATTGTAACATAGACGTAACACATGGAGTATATTACTGATGAAATTTTCAGATAAAAGAACAGGTGACATAACAGAAATAACTGCTTGTAATCTTTTGTTGAAGGAAGGATATGAAGTCTTTAGAAATCTGTGTTGTACAGGTCCAGTTGATATAGTTGTTATAAAAGATAATAAAGTATATCTTGTTGATGTAAAAACACTTCGCACAGAGGAGTACGGCTATAAACTTTGTTATTCTAAACTTACTCCAACTCAAAAAGAGTTGGGAGTTATTTTGTTAGGTGTGTATAAAAATAAACTTTATTGGGGAGACACAAAATGATTCTTGAAGCAATCACTTGCCTAGCCCTCAATATATATTGGGAATCTAGAAATCAAAGTTTTATTGCACAGGTTGCAGTAGCCGAAGTAACAATGAACAGAGTGTATGACCACAGATTTCCAGATACAGTTTGTGAAGTTGTCAAGCAAGGACAGACATATAAGTGGAAGCCTGAAGTCATGGTCAGGAATCGCTGTCAGTTCAGTTGGTACTGTGATGGACTGAGTGATAAAGTTCCAGAGTACGATAAGAAAGCTTGGGAACAAGCTAGGGGGATAGCCTATGGGGTTTTTAAAGGAGACATAGATCCACTGTTAGAAGGAGCAACACATTACCACAGCTATACAGTCAAACCTTCATGGGCAAAAACCAAAACCTATGTGACACGAATTGAAGATCACATATTTTACAGATGGGAGTACGAAGAATGATCTATTTAACACTTGATGTAGAAACAACACACAAGGAGAAATCTAATGGTGGAACAACTGCTTTGCCTTATTTTAATAATCGGCTTGTTAGCGTGGGCTACAAGTATATGGATAGCTTTACCAATTACCTCTGCTTTTATCACTCAACTCAAAAGTCTGATCATAAGGGCAATGAAATATTGCAGGATGCTTTAGACAATGCAGACGTACTTATTGGTCATAACATTAAGTTTGATATTACTTGGTTGCGTGAGTGTGGCTTTAATTACAACGGACATATTTATGACACGATGGTTGCTGAATATATTCTGGCTAGTGCTAGACGTTGGCCGCTGGGTTTAAAGGCAGTAGCTGAAAAATATGGTACAGAAAAAAAGAAAGATTTAGTTGACGACTACATGAAGAATGGTGTAACCTTCTATGATATTCCTTGGGGTATAATTGAGGAGTATGGTAAAGCAGATGTAGAAGCAACAGAGAAGGTTGCTCTAGAACAACTTAAAGCCTTTGGCACAACATTTGAGGAATTATATAATGAACCGACAACTTTTGCCCACACTGCGACTGTCGTTTGAAATGGCAGATGTTCTAGCTAGAATAGAACAGGCAGGAATAAAAATAAATTTAGACACTCTAGCAGAAATAAAAACTGAATACGAACAGGAGTTAGATCAAACCCAACGGAGATTAGATGAGATAGTCTACTCTGTTATGGGTGACACACCTGTAAATCTGAATAGTGCAGACGACAGAACGATACTGTTCTATTCTCGACATGTCAACAACAAGACTAATTGGGGAAGAATATTTAATATAGGGCAGGAGATGCGTGGTGCAACTCGTAAGAATAAACAACGTGTCAGAATGAGTAAGTCTGCTTTTGCCAAGACAGTTAGAGACAACACTGTGATTAAGCGTAGAACGAGAGGTTCTCAGTGTACCAATTGCTTTGGCAAGGGTAGGTACACACCAAATAAAAAGGATGGCACTGTAGGCAAGGCTGTACGGATTTGTAGGTCATGTGATGGTGTGGGGGTAATCTATCGAGAAGGTAAGGAAGTTGCAGGATTAAAGATCGTACCCAGAGGTGTCATGGATGTTGCTGCAGCAGGGTTTAAGACGGATAAAGGAACGTTGGAAGGTATGTTGCCAACCCTGTCTGGAGTGGCATCTGAGTTTGTCACTCTGTATATTCGTTACTCTGCCTTACGAACTTATCTGAATACATTTGTGGAAGGAATGGAAAACAATGTTGATGCGAATGATTTTATACATCCAGAGTTTATGCAGTGCGTTACTGCTACAGGTCGTCTATCGTCAAGAAATCCGAACTTTCAGAACATGCCACGTGGGTCAACGTTTCGTATTAGGAAAGTTGTGGAGAGCAGGTTTAAGGGTGGGTCGATCATTGAAGGAGATTATTCACAGCTTGAGTTTAGAGTTGCAGGATTTCTTGCAAAGGATAGTCAAGCGTATAAAGATGTAGATGACGGAACAGATGTACATTCATACACTGCGTCCATTATTGGCTGTGACAGGCAAACAGCAAAAGGACATACATTCAAACCTTTATACGGTGGAACTACAGGAACACCTGAACAACAGAAATACTACAGAGCATTTAAAGAAAAGTATTCTGACATTACAGATTGGCATGATAAACTTCAAAGAGATGCAGTCACCAAGAAACATATAGTGTTGCCATCTGGAAGAACATATTATTTTCCAGACACTAAGTGGACAAGGTATGGTACTGCAACCAACAGGACTGCTATCTGTAATTATCCTGTGCAGGGGTTTGCAACTGCAGATGTGTTGCCCTGTTGTCTGGTTGAATTAAATAAACAGTTAGAAGGACTTAACTCACTTGTTTGCAACACAGTGCATGATTCGATTGTGGTGGACTGCTATCCAAGTGAAGAAGAACAGGTAATAAACATTTTAAAAGATTCTATGTTAGGGGTTGCAAAAGAATTAAAACTAAGGTATAACCTCAACTACGATATGCCGATTGGAATCGAAATAAAAAAAGGTGAGAATTGGCTTGACACTGATGTAGTTTATCCTATATGATAGACTTATCACTAACCGTACTTTAATAGGAGAATTTATTTTGAGTACAGAAATATCAACAGTAGACGACACTTTGGATGGCTTGGTAAGTGCCTTTTCCGAAGGTAACGAAGAGAAGTTAATGGCACTTACAGGGCAGGATGATGGAGCAATTAAGAACATGCTACCAAAGCTTGCAATCAACTATGACACTGACACAGAGGATGGCAAGTCCTTAAAGAAAGGTACTTGGCGAATCCAGCATCAAGGTAGGTTTGTGTATTCAGATAATGCAATACTCCGACCCTTTATGCGTACTTTCTTTTGGTCTTTATGGGATTCAGAACAGGGTAGATCTGTGTCATCTTCAATACAGAAAACTGTAATGAGTGGCGACTTTCCAGATTCTGTAGGGGGTAATAAATGTGGCAGGTTGCCAAAGGATGAAGTGGAAGCTTTAGCCGATGATGACCCTAAAGTTATTACTTCTAAGGCTGTTAATTGCAACCAGTTAATTTATGGTGTGGTTACTGGAACGTTTAAAGATGCAGATGGTGAAGAGGTTATTCTTGATGAAGAACCTGCCATGTCATACTTCAAGCGATCTGGGTTTATGCCTGTTAACAATTTTATTAACAACATAACCAGTGGTTCTAGTAAGCGTATCATGCAAAAGGTTGAGATTAACCTAAAGACTAGCAGACTAAAGAAAGGGTCTGTGACGTTTTTTGTTCCTGTGTTAACAGAGCATAACTATCGTGATGAAATCACAGAGAATGATAAGTCATTGATGTCTATGTTTGCTGACACAATTAAAGCAACCAATGCAGGGATTATGAACCAGCATCGTGAAGCAGTTAAGTTGCAGTCTTCTAGTGAAGATACAGACTTATCGAAAGATTTCGATGCTGATGCTGCTTAACATCCAAGACTTCTTGG